ATAGAATATTTTACAAATAAAGTAGAGGAGGATGAAAAATAATATGCAATATGAAATAGAAAATAAAGCGGATTTATGTCCCGTATGTCAAGGTAGAGGAAAATATAACGAATATTTAAATTATGGAACAACAGCAAGTACAAAAATAGAAAAAACTTGCCATCGGTTGTGGTGGAAAAGGCTGGGTAGTGATACCTATTGTAAACACAACTATAACACGAGGTTAGGAAAATAAGAAATAAAGTAGAGGAGGATATAAAAGAATGAGTAATACAACAACTGATAAAGAAATAGATTTTCATGAATTATATAAATCAATTGAGAATATGAAAGGTTGGAAAGTGCCAACAAAAATAAAAATGAAACAAGATTACTATGATAGATTGGCTACAGATGTTCAAAAAGAAGTAAATATGGTAGAGGTAAGAGATATAAATATGCAACCATTAAATGCATTGTATGGATTAAAAGTCGAAATAGATGACGACATAAATAAAGACTGGGAAGTGGTTTATGAGTAAAATAATTAGATAAAAAGATAAAGGAGAAATCTAATGATAATAAATAAATGTGATATATGTGGAAAGACAGTTAAATATTTAGATTCAGTAATATTGTATTCAAAAAATATTGATTATTGTACAAAATGCAAAGAAAAAGCAGATAATATAAAAAAAGAATATGAAGATCAAGTGAAATATGAAAATATATTATTAAATGAAAGATTAAAATCAAAAGAAAGAAACATAATAGCTAAAATAAAAAGAGAAAGTAAGAAGGAGGGTACAAATGACAGAGAAAGAAGCTAAAAGAGAATTATATTCATACTTACATAGCAAGAAACTTGAAGAAAGAAAGCTGAATCAGATAGAAGAAACAAAAGCTAAATTAACAAAAACAACTACATTATTATCAGATATGCCAAAACGGAACTCCTGACAATGATAAAATGACAAAAAATATAGCTAGACTATTAGAGTTGATATCAGAGCATATTTGTATAATGGAGGAAGAGGAAGAAAATTTAATAAGAATAACAAATAAAATAAAAAAAGTAGAACAACCATATAGAAACATATTAGAATTAAGGTTTGTAGAAGGAATGAAAGTTGAAGAAGTGTCTGTAGAGATTGATAAAGAATATAGATATACCAAAAAATTAATAAGAAAATCTATATTAAAATATGCGGATTTATAAAAAAGACACCTTTTGTGCCTTTTATGACACCATTTAAATATGATATATATATAATTGAGAAAAATGTAAGTAGAGATAAAAGAGTAGTAACAAGTCCCCAGTTTCTGCTCTTTAAATTTGACAAGATTAACATAATATGATAAAATAGATCTCGTAAGTAATTTATTAACCTAGTATATGTAAATGCATAGGAGGTAGAAAGATGAGTTGGTGGGATCCTAGTTCGGTATCAGACGAACAACTTGACAAACAGGTTGCAGATGGCAAAATGGATGACTACAAAAGAACAGATAATGGAGGCATCCAGAAGTATTACGGAACATCCAATGGTGATACAATTATTAAAGATGTTGAACCTGCGGATAATGACAAAGGACACAACACAACGAAATTTACGGTTAGTGGAGGATATATAACTAATATTGATCCTCATTTTACTAACAAGTAAAAGTAATTAAACAAAAAAGGAACTTATCAAACAAGATAAGTTCTTTTTTCATTATATAAAATATGAGGTAAAAGCCTATGAATACTATAGAAGAAATATTAAAGAGTAAAAACATATTTGAATACTATGTAGAAAAATTATGTATAACTTGTAATAATAAATTGAATACAGATGATTTATGCAATATTAGAAAAAGATTAGACAACACAGTTAAATGTAATAATTACGAAAGATGTATAACTAACAAGTGTAAAACTTGTGAAAGAGAAGTACAGTGTTTTAAAGAGGTTAAAGAATGAAAAATATATTCTATTTTAGAAAGATTTGTAAAATTGGAGGCACAGAACAATTTCTTTATGAAATAGCAAAGAAATATAAAAATCATGATATAACAATATATTATGATGATGCAGATCCAATTCAATTACAACGATTAAGAAAATTAGTAAGATGTAAAAAACATATAAAAGGCGATGTTGTTAAATGTAACAAAGCCTTTTTTAATTTTAACATAGATATGATAGATGATGTTGAAGCTGATGAATATTATTTTGTATCTCATGCTAACTATGAAGAGCTTCATAGAGTACATGGAGGATATATACCACCAATAGATAATCCGAAACTAACACACTATATAGGAGTATCACAATTTTCAACAGATAAATTAAATGAATATGCTAAATTTATAGATAGTAAAATTAAAACACAAAAATGTTATAATCCATTAACCTTAGAACCTAAACAAAAATTAATTCATTTAGTAAGTGCTTGTAGATTAGACGACAAAGTAAAAGGTGGAGAAAGAACATTAAAACTAATAGAAGCATTAGATAGATACTGTGCAGAGAATAACAGAAATTATATTTGGACTATATTTACAAATCTAACAAAGATAAAGATAAATTCTCCAAATGTAATATTAATGAAACCAAGAATAGATGTAAGACCATATATAGCAGATGCAGATTATGTATTACAGTTAAGTAATGATATGGAAACTTATTGTTATACAATCAATGAAGCGTTAGGATATGGAGTACCAATAGTAACAACACCATTATCAATATTAAAAGAATTACCAATAACAGATAACGAACATATAGAATTAAATTGGGATTATAGTAATGCAGATGAAGTAGCAAGACAAATATTTGAAAAAGAAGTAAAACCTTTTAAATATACACCACCAAAAGATGAGTGGGATAAACTTCTTGAAAAAGGAAGAAGTACATATAAAAAAGAACAAAAGAAAAGATATATTATAAAAGCTGTAAAAGAATATTATGATATAGAAAGAGGCAAATGGATAGAACCAGAACAAAATAAACAATGGGAAGTGGATTATTTTAGAAAAGAGTACTTAAATGATTTAGGACTTATTAAAGTAATAAAGGAAGTGGAACAAAACACTATAAAGTAGGGAGTGATAATATGAGAAAAATGTTAACATCAACAATATTAGTTGTATTACTAATGATGTTTGCGTTTATACTTACAGGTTGTAGTAATGAAAAAATGAGTCAAGATACAAATGAACTAGAAGTAAACAAATCACAAGTACATTTGCAACCAATATGGATTCCATCAACAAATGGAAGATTACAAATGATATTAATACCACAGATATATTAGAGAAACAAAACTCTTAAAAATAGGGAGATGATACAATGGAAGAAAAAAACGTAGGTGGAAGACCACCATTATATAGCTCTGTAGAAGAATTAGATAAAGCAATAGAAAAATACTTTAATGATTGCAAGAAAGACAAGAGACCCTATACAATGTCAGGGTTAGCTTATGCCTTAGGAATGGATAGAAGAACATTAATAAATTACGGCAAAGATGATAGGTTTTTTCACTCGATAAAAAGAGCAAAAGAATTTGTTGAACAATCATTAGAAGAAAGACTAATATCAACATCTGGGGTTGCAACAGGAATTATATTTAATTTAAAAAATAATTATGATTGGAAAGATAAACAAGACATAGATGCAAATGTAAATTCAGAAATAAAGGTAAAGTTGACAGATGACTAATGTAAGTATAAGTAAAAAGGTTTTTAATGATATATATATACCATACCTAGATAATGAAGACAGATACTTAATATTTTATGGAGGACGGATCATCAGGAAAATCATATTTTATAGTTCAAAGATGGGTGTATTTACTATTAAAAAGAAAAATGAATTTACTGGTAGTAAGACAAACAGGAAACACAAACAGAGATAGTACATTTGCATTGTTTAAACAAGTTATTAGTGAATGGAATTTATCAAGTGTATTTGATATAACAGATTTACGAATAAAATGTAAAAATGGTAATGAAGTAATATTCAGAGGATTAGATGATGTTGAAAAGATAAAGTCAACAACATTTGAATCAGGAGAGTTAACTCATATATGGATAGAGGAAGCAACGGAAACATCAGAAGAAGACATAAATCAGCTTAAAGTTCGTTTAAGAGGTGGAACATCAAAGAAACAAATGGTATTAAGTTTTAACCCAGTCAATATAAATCATTGGATAAAAAGACATTTTATAGATAGTAAATTAGCAACAGTATGCCATAGCACATACAAAGATAATAAATTCTTAACAGACGAAGATAAGAAAGTATTAGAAGGATTTAAAAATATAGACCCATATTATTATCAAGTATACTGTTTAGGACAATGGGGAGTATTAGGAAAAACATTCTTCAATGCTGAAAAAGTAAGTAACAGAATAGCACAAGTTAAAGAACCTATTAAAACAGGTTCTTTTATTTATGATTATGATGGATTAAAGGTAACTAATATTCGATGGAAGAATGAACAAGATGGATTCATTAAATTGTACGAATTACCTAAAGATAATTATCCTTATGTTTTATCAGGAGATACAGCAGGAGAAGGTTCAGACTATTTTATAGGACAAGTATTAGATAACACTACAGGTAAGCAAGTAGCAGTATTAAGAAAAGAATTTGACGCAGACGAATATACACGACAAATGTATTGTTTAGGTAAATACTATAAAAATGCTTTAATAGGAATAGAAAGTAATTTTGATACATTTCCAATTAAAGAAATAGAAAGAATAGGATATACAAAACAATACGTAAGAGAAAAGGAAGATACATTCACAGGTAATATAGTAAAAGCTTATGGATTTAGGACAGATAGAATAACAAGACCGCTAATATTAAGCGAACTACAAGCAATAATAAATGACCATACAGAGTTAATAAACGACAAAGATACACTGGAAGAAATGTTAGTGTTTGTAAGAAATGAAAAAGGCAGACCTGAAGCACAAGAAGGATGCCATGATGACTTAGTTATGGCATTAGCAATAGCTTATCATATAAGAACACAACAAGAGATGACAGCAAAGAAAACAGAGATAGAAAAGAGACTAAGTAAAGAATTTACATTTGAGTTTGATGATGAAGAGCCTAAAGGAGATTATGGCAGAACTATAAAAATTATATAGGGAGGAAACAATGTTACAAACAATAGTATTAATGATAGTCACAACGGCTATCTTTTATTTTGGTTTTATACTTGGTTATAAAGTAGCTAGGAAAGAAGAAATAAACAGAGGTATTAAGATTGAAAAAATAAAAGAAAAGATACCATTTACAAAAGAGAATAAAGAGTCAAAAGAAGAAATAGCAAAAATAAATGAATTAAATCAATTATTACAAAACATCAATAATTATAAGGGAGACGATGAAGGTCAAAGGAGGATTAAATAATGAAAGAGGAAGAAAACAAATTAACTACAATATACACACAGTACCAAAAAATAAAAGACTATTTAACCTCTAAAGGATACTTTAGTCAATTAGAAAAGAACTATAACTTTTTCATGGGTGACCAATGGAAAGGATTAGAGAGTGGGAATCAAGCAATGCCTGTAGATAATATAATTGCTCCTATATGTAATTATAAGATTGGTGTTGTTAATCAAAATAACATGACAATAGTTTATTCATCAGAAAATGTAGACGATGAAGATTTTGAAGAAATCGAATATACAGATAAGATGGGAAATGTTGAAACCACATCAAAAAGAAAGATATACGAAAAGGCAGTTGAACTTCTTAATAAAAATGCTAATAATTTTTATGAATCAAATAATTTAGAGACAGAGATATGGGATTATAACACAGAAAACTGTATAAGCGGTATGGTTTGTATGTATATCTACAAAGATGAAAACGATATTGAAAGAACAGAAATGGTAGAAGGAAATAATATATACTTTTCTGACGAAAATGATTCTGAAATACAAAATCAAGAGTTTATATTAATAACATTCAGAAGACCAGTAGAACAAGTAAGAGAAGAAGCAAGAAGAAGTGGATTAAGCGAAGAAGAAATACAACAAATAGTTGCTGATAATGATACAGACGAACAAATAGGAAATAAAGAAGAAACAGAAGTAGGATCTGGTAAAGTTCTATGTATTTTAAAATTATATAAAAAGACTAAGAAAATCAAGAAAACAGAAAAAAGAGAAATAGTTGATGAAAACGGTAATGTTCAAGAAGTAGAAGTTGAAGTAGGAACAGAAACGAAAACTACAATACATATGGTTAAGTCTACAAAGAATGTAGTATATGTAAAAGAAACAGATTTAGAACTTTCATTATATCCATTGGCAAAGATGATATGGATAAGAGAAAAGAATAATGCAAGGGGAAGAGGAGAACCACAAGATAAAATAAATAATCAAATAGAGATAAACCAAACATTAGCAAGAATAGATATTGCTGTTGCTATGTCAGCATATCCTAAAATGGCTTATTTAAGCAAAAAAATACAAAATCCAAATGATTTAAGAAAAGTCGGTGTAGCTATTGCAGTTGAAGGAGAAGCAGTACAAGATATAAGAAGTGCAATTGATTATCTTAAACCTGCACAAATCAGTCCTGACGCAAGGAATTTCAGTAATGAATTAGCTTCAAAGACTAAAGATAATGCTTCTGCCTCTGATGCAGCACTAGGAACAATAGATCCTGAAAAAACAAGTGGACGTTCTGTTATAGCAGTAAGGGACGCAGCAGCAGTTCCATTAAATATACATGTAACAAGGTACAAGAAGTTCTTTGAAGATATAGCAAGAATATTATTTGATTTCTGGCAAAATGTAGATGTAGAAGGTAAGAAAATAATAATAGAAGATATAGACGAAAATACTGGAGAAACAAACGTAACTGTAGAAACTATACCTCACGAGATAATGGAAAAATTAAAAGTTAAAGTAAAAGTAAATGTAGCACAAACAGATCCTTATTCAATTTATGCTCAAGAAGAAATGTGGGACAATCTTTTTGTAAAAGGAGCTATTAGTTTCGAGGAATGGGTAGATGGATTAAGTAATAATTCTAAATATAACAAAGCTAAGTTAGAAGAGATAGTAAGAAATAGAAGAAATAAAGAACAAGAAATTATGAATATAGAAGAAGATATAAAAAATAAACAAATAGAAGCTAATAATATTATCCAACAAAGAGAACAGCAACAAAAAGATGCTGAAGAAGTTGATGATATAGCAAACAATATACAAATGCAACAAGAACAATTAAACCAAATGATTCGAGAAGCTCAGCAAGAAGAAGAGTTTAACCAATTAATAGGAGGTTAATATGGACAATAAAATAATAGTACTGGCAAGGAAACTAAATTTAATAGAAAAAGAACTAAAAGAATTATCTAAAATAAAAAATGTTAAAGATTCATTTTTTATAAATAGTGAACTAGAAAAATACAGAAATTTCACAAATAATGTTATTGAAACATATGAAAGTTATATAGAAAATATAAAGAAAGAGTTCTCTAAAGAAGTAGACGAAGCAAAAAAATATAGTAACGAAGTATCAAATAAAAATAAACTTAATAAAGATGAAATAAACAATAAAATAAAGAAAATAAAAGAAGATTCTACAAAAGTTTATAAAAGCATTGATGATTCTATAACTGATATACAGAATAGACTATCAAAAGAAATAACAAAACAATATGAAGAATTAATTAAAAATAACAATTTAAAAGATAAAGAATTATCCGAAATAAGAAAAGAAAACAAAACTTTAAAAGCTAATATAAATAAAATAGAAAAGTTTGTTAATGACTTAGAATTGCAAAAAGGAGAAGCTGGAAAATCAGCATATGATATAGCCTGTGAATTAGGATTCAAAGGAACTAAAGAAGAATGGATTGCAAGTTTACATGGTAAAGATGGAAAAGAAATTGAATTAAGAGGATTAAGAGGATTTAGTGATGCTCCAAAAGACAACAAAACATATGGAAGAAAAAATAAAAAATGGGTAGAAATAACTGGAGCAGGAGGAACATCTGATTATAATGATTTAATAAATAAACCATATACAGAATATACTTTTACATCAGCAAGTGTAGATATAAATAATTTAAATGATGCTAATTATATGATAATGAATAGTGGAGAATTAGAAATTGAGAATGATTCAATCAGTCTAACAAAAGGAGATTTGGTATTTCTTAATGATGGATTAGTTGCAATAGTATGCTCAATGGGGAATTATTTTTATGAATATCAAACAGATGAATGGATTGGCGGAGCATGCCAAACAGCTGCAGATGTAAATAACATAATAAATAATAGATTTATTAATACTCCTACAATAACTAACTTAAATATTTCATCAAGAGGAACAAATGCTAAAAATATTGCAGAAGGAATATATTTTAATTCTTCATCTGGAAATGGAAAGATTGTTGCTTCAATAGAGGGAACGAATACGGATTTTCCAGTAACCAAAAATACTATGGTATTAAAAGACAATAACGGTAATTTAGTTATATTAGGAAAAGACACTTTAGTATTTTTAGATTATGATAGCACTAATGATTATTATACCGAGAAAGAATATGCAAGCAAGCAATATGTAGATAATATAGTTGGAGATATAGAAACAATATTAACTACTCTAACAACTGGCGGAGGTGTTTAATAATGGCAATATCAGATAAATTAACAAAACTTTCAACCGATATAACAAACGCTTATTCAACAATAAACACAAAAGGCGGAACTATACCAGCCAATAAAAATACAGATAATTTAGCAACCGCTATAAATAGTATTCCTGTTGGTTCACAAGTATATAACGATGGATATTTCGGATTGCCTTATGCAGAAAATTTAACAATAGCTGGTGATACAACACCTAATCTTAATAATCTATATAAAGGAAGTTTACATTTAAAAAAATTATATGCTCCCAATTTAACAACTAGGTTTAATACTTCTTCTTTCGATAATTGTACTGCGTTAGAAGAGATTGATTTACCTTTACAAACAAATTCGCCAAATGTTTATGGTTTTAGATATTGCTCGGCATTAAAAAAAGTAAATGTTCCAAAATGGGAGTCTATTAGTCAAGGTTGTTTTCAAGAAAGTGGAAATATTACTGAGTGTGATTTTTCTAGTGTTACAACTATTAATGCAAATGCTTTTCTTGGAACAAATACAAAGAAACTTACTTTTGAAGATATAACAACAATAGGAACTGCTTTTCAAAATAGTTCTCTTGAAGAATTAATATTTAATTCAATATCAGGTGCTATACCCTCACAAATGTGTCAAAGTTGTTCAAATTTAAAAGTATTTAAAATAAAAACAAGTCCATATCCTACAAGTATAAATGCATATGCTTTTATAGGAACTACTCAAAACACTTTAGATATTTATGTACCGTGGGCAGAAGGAGCTATTGCTGGTGCTCCGTGGGGAGCTACAAACGCGACAATTCATTATAATTATACCGAAGGAGGTAATTCATAATGCAAAAAATAAATTTATATAGATATGAAGAAGAAGATGGAAGTATCACAATTACACCAAAGAAAAGAAATGAAACTGATACTCCATATAAAAAAAGATTAATAGTAGATGAAGGTTATATATTGACAGATGGTGAAATTGAAACACCATGTATTGATATAGATTTTTCTGATGAAAATAAGTGGAATGAAGTTTCTAGTATAAATGAAGAAGTATAAGAAAGTGAGGGATAATAAATATATGAAATGTAAAAAATGTAGTAAATCAATAGAAATGGTAGTGATGGTAAGAAATGATAAAGAAGTAGTTTATTACTGTCCTAATTGTAAAGATATAGCAAAAATAAGTATAGAAGAAGAACAAGAAATAAATGAAAGAGAAAATCAAGAAAACATAATATAGTTATTAAAATTTTATTATAAACGAAGAGCTTTTAAAGGCTCTTATTTTTATGCCTTTTTACTGATTGCAGGCGAAAAAGAACAACTGGGAATTAGTCGACGGACGTTAAACGGGAGGAAAAATTATGGAAGAAGAAATAGTTGAAGAAGCTATCGTTGACAACGACGTAAACGTTGGGGAAGTTCAAGAAGAACAAAGCTTAAATGAGGTAGAAGAAATAAGTTCTACAAATGAAGACTTAGAAGATAGTTCAGAAGTAGTAGCAGTGGAAGGAGATTCTAATCATGCAGAAGAGCCTAAAACTTACACTGAAGAAGAGTATCAAAGAGCTATCAACAAAATCATAGCAAGAGAAAGAAGTAAGTATGAAAAACAAATCAATCCACTAATAAATACTTTAAAAGCTGGAGGATTTGAAGAAGATTCTATACCTGCTTTAACTAATTCGCTTCAAAAAAGCTATGAAAATCAAGGAATTAATATTCCTAAATACGATCAAATGCTCACAGAAAAAGAGCAAAAAGCATTAGCAAGAGCAGATGCTGAAGAAGTAATTGAATTAGGCGAAGAAGTAATGAGACAAACATTTGCAGAACTTTACGCAAAACAAGACAGAAGTGTTAGAGAAGAAGAACTTATGTATCTAATCTCAAAAGAACATTCAAAAAGAACTGCTAAAAAAGACTTACTTGAATTAGGAGCAGATCCTGATAAAGTTTTAAATGATAGCAAGTTTAAAGATTTTGCACGTAAATGGTCAAGTGATGTTTCTGTTAAGGAAATATATCAAGCCTATAAAAAACTAAACGACAAACCAGTACAAAAACCAGCTAGTGCTGGAAGTGTCAAAAATAACGAGAGTGAAACAAGCAAGTTTACACAAGCGAAACTTGACAATATGACACCACAAGAGATGGCGAAATTATGGGACGATCCTGAATTTAGAAAAATAGCTGGATTAAAAAAATAATTAAAGAAAGAAGGAATTTATTATGGCAAATAGTGCAATAACAGTATCAATACCAAAACTAGTAAGTGCAAAGGTAATTAAAGAATTAGAAAAGAATTTAGTAGCAAAGAGAATCTGTACAATGGACACAGGTTCACAAATTAAAAAATATGGAGACCAAGTAACATTCACAGGACTTGATACTCCAACAGTAAAAGATTATGAAGGAACAATTTCATATGAATCATTAAACGACGAAGGTGTTACATTAAAAATCGACCAAAGAAAATATGTAGCATTCAAAGTTGATGATATCGAAGCTTTCCAAAGTGCTATAGATATCAAAGGAACACAAGTTGAAAGAGCAGCATACGAATTAAAAGATAATGCTGATGCTTATGTTTTAGGATTAGCTGCTGATGAATCTATTACAACAGTAGTAGATGCAACTGGAGCTGGAGATGAAATCTCAGAAGATAATGCTTTACAATATGCTTCAAGAGTAGCAAGAAAATTAAATGAAGCAAATGTGCCAGCAGGACAAAGATTCTTCGTAATCGATCCAATGGTACAAGAATATATGATAAATGCAGGTTTGAAATTTGGTGTTAACGAAGGTATGAAAGGATTTGAAGGTGGTCTTGAATGGGCTGATTACGTAGGAATGAAAACATTCGTAAGTAACAATGTAAAAGTTGCAGCTGGAGTTCACTACTGCTTAGCAGGTTCTTATAATGCTATCGTTTATGCTGACCAAATTGTTAAATCAAGATTTATAGCTGAAGCAGAAAATGCATTTGAAGGATTATATAGTTCTTTACATGTATTTGGTGCTAAAATAATCAAACCAAAAGAATTAGTATTATTTAAAGTAAAAGAAAGCGGATCAATATCTGCATAGTAAAAGCTACCTTTATAGGTAGCTTAAAGGGTATAATGTACCTTTTACGGTGCCTATAAAGTAATAAGGAGGAAATAAAAATGATAGAAAGTTTATTAGAAAGATTAAAAGACACAAAAATAAGTTATAGTGTTGGATTCTATGCTATGGCATTAATGCTACACAAAGGATTAATAACAGAAGATGAAATAGTAAATTTCATTGAAGAAACAGAAAAGAATATCAAAGACGAATATAAAACAGAAATGAAAAGCGAAGAACAATTAGAAGAGATTAAGAAGTTGTTTGATAAAGAAGTACAAAAAATAGAATGTGTTTTTGTTGATTCTATAAAAGATTATGCAATAGGAGTTGTTTTTGAAGATAATACTTATACAACAATTAGAGCATATGAGGATATAGAAAAAATAAAAGAACAAATAGAAAAAATTAAATAGGAGGTAAGGTATGACACTTTCTCAAATAAAAGAGTTAGCAGTTAAGTTAATAGATGAATATTCTAATAATGCTAATATAACAGACGACGAAGATATCAGACTAAAATTAAATGGTTTATGCAATTTAGGACAAATAGAATTATCTTTAATAAAAAAAATTAAAAAGACATACGAATTTGTTATTAATGAAGTTGCAGAAACAGAGTTTAGAACAATAGAACTTCCAGAGGATTATATGGAAGAAAATAAGCTAAGATATTACACAACAAACAATACTTTATTAAATTATTATGTTCAAGATAATAAGCTGAAAATACATAAAGACTGTTTAGGGAATTTTGAATTTGAATATTTCGCTAAACCTCAAGAGATAACAAATGAAACCGATGACGACTATGAACTTGAAATTGATTTAATAGCACAACAAGTTTTACCATATTATGTAGCAAGTGATGTTTTAAAAAGTGATGTATCAGCAAATTATACAGCATTTGAGGCAAAGTATAACGCAAAACTAGAAATATTAATGAGTAGTATTAAGAAAGAAGATAACGGATTAATAACAATAAATCAAATAATAGGAAATTTGTAGAAAGGAGGAAACATGGCAACAATACCTAATTTTACACCTAAAACGCCAAAAATAAGAGTGTATGAAAATTTTGCTGGTGTAGATTTTACCTCTGACAGTTCTCAAGTACAATTAAACAGAAGTCCTAACTCTGTGAACATGTATAAAGATTATAAGTCTAGTCTAGGACAAGCAATAGAAACAAGACCAGGCTTTATTAATTTATTAGAGCTAAGTGCTGAAATATTTGGAATACATTTTATAAAAACAAGCTCTTTAAAAGTATTGGTTCATTCTGGGACTAAACTATTGTTATGGAGTAACTATCCAAGTGAACAAGAAGAAGAAAATATGACAGAATTATACTCAAATATGGCACAAAGAAAATCAACTTCATTCGTATATAATAACAATTTATACATAAATGATGGAACTAATTATTTATATTATGATGGTAGTACAGTTCAAAAAGTAGAAGACAATGCTTTTATTCCAACCACAACAATAACAAGAGCGCCAAGCGGAGGAGGAACTTTATATCAACCAGTAAATGTATTACAAAGCAAAAGGAAAAATTCTTTTTTAGGAAATGGAACAGATAGAAATTACACATTAGATTCAAGTGGATTAGATAACACTACAGTAACAGCAACAGTAAACGGCACAAATAAAACAGAAGGAACAGATTTTACAGTAAATAGATCAACAGGAGTAGTAACATTTAATACAGCACCACCTGCACCAGGCACAGCTGGGCAAGACAATGTAGTAATTACTTTCGCTAAAACAGTAAGTGATTATAGTACAAGAATAAGTAAATGCTTATTGAGTTGTATATTTGACAACAGAGTATTTTTTAGTGGTAACTCAGATTTTCCAAATGCTTTATTCCATAGCATGCTTAATGATCCTACATATATATCAGATACAGCATATTATCAAGATGGATCTGATAATGTATCCATCACTTCTGTAATGAGAGTTGGAGATAGTATACTAGTTATAAAAAAAGATGATCAGCAAGATTCAGTTGTATATTATCATACACCTCAAGAAATCAAAGTGAATGATGAAACAGAAACAGTATATCCAACAAAGCAAGGACTTGCAGGAATTGGTTGTATATCATTCTGGGGAGCTAAAAACTTCTTAGATGAGCCAGTATTTATGAGTAGATTAGGATTAAAGAGTTTTACAAAGCTTAATCTAGGATATGAAAGAAGTATTGAACATAAATCTACAACGGTAGATGGTAAGCTAGTAAATGAAAGTGATTTAGAAAATGTGCATTTAGAACAGTGGAAAGGATATTTGTTGTGTTTAATAAATGGACATATATATTTAGCAGATAATAGACAAAAGTATATAAATAAAGGAACACAACAACAAGAATATGAATGGTATTATTGGGACAATATAGGAGATGTAGTAGAAGGTGTTTTTTATAAAGCAACATTATTAAAAGAATATGATGATACATTGTTATTTGGAACAGAGAACGGTGTTGTAGCAAAATTTGTAGAAAATAGATATAACGATAATGGTAGAGTGATATATTGTCAATGGCAGACACCTGACGACAGTTTTTCATCAGAAAACCACTTAAAAACAACTAACAAAAGAGGTGGGATAGCAAATTTAAAAACACTACCAAACAGTGCATGTAAATTAAAAGTAAAAACAGATAAGATAGATGAAACCGACGTTACTAGATATGTAGCGAGCGGTTTTTCTTTTGTGGATTTTTCTTTTATAGATTTTTCATTTACAACAACAAATAAATCATTTATGAAGTACAAAATAAAACAAAAGAAATGGAATCAAATTTCAATGACATTTTATTCAGATGAACTAGATAAACCATTTGGAATATTCAGTTCTACATTAGAAGCCTTTATAGGTGGATATGTAAAATCAGTAAATTATTTATAGAGGAGGAAGCAAAATGGGATTTCAAAAAATAACAGAAAATGTAGAAAATATAAGTTTATTATCAGATACACCAGCTATGACATCAACGCAATTAAAACAAGAATTTGACAAAGGAAATAAGATAATAAAAGAAGCATTTAACAATTTAATAGATGAATTAAATAATAATTTATTTCCGATTGGATATAGAATTTTTATTAATAGCGATGCAGATTATTCAAATTATTTAGGATTTACATGGCAAAAGGTTGCAAAAGGAAAGGTTTTAGTAGGAAAAGATGAAAATGATGAAGATTTTGACACACTCGGAAATACAGGAGGAGAAAAAGAGCATACATTAACAATTCAAGAAATGCCTAGTCACAATCATGGTATTAAAATTAATATACCCGTGTCAGTACAACAATATTCTAGTGGTACGCCAAGATGGCCATATCAAGATGACGATAATATTCATAAATGGACAGAAAGTACAGGTGGAAACCAATCACACAACAACTTACAACCATACGAAGTAGTAAATATATGGGAAAGAATATCATAGAGAGGAGATAATAAATGAGCAATTATAATATAGAAGAAATGGCAAGAGGTATGGGATTTAACGATACATATCTTAATAAATTAAGAGCAAGTAATCAATTTATAACAGAAAGTGCAGATCAAGATAGAAACATAGTAAATTCACAATTAAATCAAACACTTAAAGATTATGAAAAAGAAAGAACAGACCAAAATAAAAACTTTATTAATGAAGCACAAAGTGCATACAGAGATTATGCAAAAGCGATAAATCCTTATTCTTCTCAACAAAGCCAAGCAAATAGAATAGGTTTAGGAAATAGTGGATATAGTGAAAGTTCATTAATAGGAGCAAATAACGCATATCAAAGCCGTTATACAGATACAAAAACAAACTATGATAATATATTCGCAAATATAAATAATAACATAGCAAAAGCAAAAGAAACATCTAAGGTAGAATTAGCTAAAATAGCACAAAATGAACAAAACAGATTATTAGATAATTTATATAAACTAAATGATGAATATACAGCAGAGAAACAAAGAGAAGAAGAAAAACGTAGATGGGAAGCAGAGATGGCGTTGCAAAAAGCAGCTGCTACAAGAAGTAGTTCGGGAGGATCTAGAAGATCTTCTAGTGGAAGCAGTGGAGGTAATGGAGGCTTAGTGGTTAATGGAAATGGAGTAAGTGATGCTGCTAAAAGAGTTTTAAGTGGAATACAGACTACTTTAAAGTCAGTTCGGATACGGAGGAAAAGGAATGATTAACAATGCACTTGGAGCGGGACTTTTAGGTGCGGCTAAATCAGAGGTCGCAAGTTATGTAAATCAAGGAAAATTGTCAACTACAGATGCAGATTATATTTTTAATCAATTAGGATTATAGGAGGCTAACATGTCTTTTAATGAATATTATGAAAAATGGAAAAAACAAAACAATGTAGATAATAATACGAATAATAATGTAGCTGTTAATAATCAAGAAATGCCAAATACACAAAGTTCATTTAGTAGATATTATGAGCAATGGAAAGGAAATAACAGTACTACTACTCAAGAAACAAATTCATCTTTCAGCGAATATTATAAAAAATGGAACGAAAAAAAAGCAGAAAGGGAGCGACAAGAAAGAGAAGAAAGAGAAAGGGAAGAAAAATTAAAACAAGAAGAAGAGTCAAAAATAGAAAGAACAACACCTGATTTATCAAGTTTATCTCCTGACCAGAAGAAAGAATTAGAAAAAAAACTAGCGGAATTTAATAATCAAAATATATCTGCAAATCAGAAAGATATTACACAGAGGGAAGTAAGCCCACAAAATGCAGATTTAAATTTATCTATTGTATCAAATAAAGAAGCTGAAGAAGTTAGAAAAAATGGAAAAACAGTCACAAGTGCTGATGTTATAAGAGAGGAAAAGGCTTTAAAAAAAGCAAAAGAACTTAATGAACAAATAAAAAAAGGCGGAGCAGATGCAGTAAATGCTAATATTGAAAATGTCGCAACAAATTTTAAAGAAGGAATCTTTAATTCAATTGGAAGTATTGCAAGTGTACCTATGATGATAGAAGCTCAAGATATAGACAGAAAACAAAAAATGTCTAAATTTTATAGTAAGGTTTTTAACAAAGAAGAACCTGAAGAATACCTAGATTATCTAGATTCAAAAAAGAGTGAATTTTTAGATACTGCAAAAGATTTATCTAATAGATTTTCAGAATATAGTACTGCAAATCAATATATAAAAGATGGAGGAACAAAAACAGCAGGGAATATATCAAATACAATAGGAAACATGGTTCCAAGTATAGTATCAAATATATTTCTTCCTGGATCAGGAGCTGTTGTACAAGGACTATCAGTAGGAGGGAAAACAGCAGCAGAAAGTGTAAATGCTGATGGAACTAATATAGATAAAGCTATGCTTAAAGGTGTAGGATATGGAACAGCTTCAGGATTAATTGAAAAACTAACAGGAGGTAATATCCTTGGAAAAGGTTCATTAGATGATTTTGCAACTAAATTTGTAGGAAATAAAATATCTAGCAAATTGGGACAAAAACTAGCTTCTAAAGGTTATGAGTTTTTGGGAGAAAACCTAGAGGAATTTTTAGAAAATCAAGTAGATCATGCTATAGACAGAGTTATAGAAGGTAAAAAAGTATCAAAAGAGGAATGGTTAAATGAATTAACTGAGACAGCTAAGAATACAACTCTAACAACAGCAATTCTTAATTTATTAGGACTAGGTGGAAATACATATAATCAAATACAAAACGATCCTAATATAGATACTAAAACTAAACAAGCAGTAAAAGAAGTAAATGAAGTTATAAACGAACACGATTTAGGTGGAACAAAAGAGTTAGAAAAATTCATAAATTCTAAAATAGAAAACAATGATTTAAATCCACAACAAAAATCAACACAGAACCAACCAACAGCTCCTATAAATACATTCAATCAAAAACAAAATAATATAAATGAAAAAACAGAACAAATAAAGACGGATAGCGAAAACTTTGCAAAACAAATTGATGCTATAAAGAGTGGAACATTTCCACAAAAAGATATGTTGATAGTAGGAAAAACACCACAAGTCTTAAAAGATATCGGATTATCAGATTTGCCTATCACAATCACACAAAAACACTTAGATACAATAATGAATGAAAGTGGTAAATATAAGAATGCAAATTATCATGGATTAGGAGAAGAAATAGTTAAACAATTACCTGAAGCAATCAATAATCCATTAGACATAGTTAAATCAAATACTAAAGATGATAGTATAGTATTGACTACATATTTAGCAGACAAACAAAATAGGCCAGTTATAGCAAGTATTAAGATAGATGGGACAGGAAGAGTAAATGATATAATGATAGATACTAATGTTATGACAAGTGCATATGGAAGAAATAACTATGATAAATTTATGCGAGATAACATAAAAAATGATAATTTATTATATGATGTAGATCGAGGAGTAATAAAAAAAGTTACTGGGGCAAGGTTACAATTACCTAGAACCAGTAACTTATCTACCAATAATGGTAGTTTTATTAATAATAGTATACCACCAATTAACAACAATGTCAACAGTGATACTATTACTAATAATTATGCTCAAGATATAGAAAATAATACACCAAATATAAAAAATCCTACTAGACATGAAGTTATACAAAATAACAGAGAAATAGCTAGAGAAAATATAAAAAATATTTCAACATGGAAAGATAAAAAAAGAGGATTAAGCTATCAATTAGAAACAATGGAAAGAAATATGTTTGATATTATTCCAGATAAAACAGAAGCACAAAAAATTAATGATACATATTTCAATCCAATACATGAATCTGAAGCTCAAAAGCAAAAATTTATCAACAAATACAATGATAAAATAAAAGAATTTAATCTTAATAAATTTGAATCAGAAGCGGTACAATTATTAGGAGAACAAAAATATAATCCTGATTTTAAAGCTGAGGAAGTACAAGAAATAATTGACAAAGTTAATGATAATATAGAAAAAGGTAAAATAGATGAACAAAAAGTCTATGAAGCAATAGAAACTTTTAGAAATATATACGATGAATTGTTCGAACTAGAAAACAATGTTTTAAAAGAAAATGGATATAAAGAAAAGCCATACAGAAAAGGATATTTCCCTCATTTTATAGATTATGTACCAGAAACAAAAACAGAAAAAGTATTAAATAAACTAGGATTTAAAATAGATAAAAGACCGTTGCCAACTGACATTGCTGGAATTACTGAACAATTTGTACCAGGGAAAACATGGAATAAAAGTTCATTAGAAAGAAAAGGTAATAAAACGGATTATAATGCTCTAAAGGGATTTGATACATATATAGCACAAGCATCAGATAATATATTTCATACAGAAAATATTCAAAGATTAAGAGGACTAGAAAACGAAATAAGATATCAATACTCTGATAAAGGTGTACAAGAAAGAATTGATAACATAGTTAACGATGAAACATTATATGAAGATGAGAAACAAAACTTAATTGACCAAATCTTAGAACAAACAAATAATCCAATGCCAAACTTAGTAACAGAGCTAAGAAGATATACTAATGCTTTAGCGAATAAGAAGAGCGAAGCGGATAGAAGTATTGAAAATATGATGGGTAGAGGAGTATATAGTACAGTTAATGCGATTGAAAATAGATTTGGAGCAAATGCTGTAGGTTTAAATATAGGTAGTGCTTTCACAAACTTTATACCAATAACACAAGCATGGTCACAAGTAAGTACTAAAAATATGAATAGAGCTGTAATAGATACAGTTAAATCATATATAAATAATGATGGTTTTGTTGATAATTCAGCATTTTTAACAAGTAGAATAAATCAATCAGAAAAATTATACAAAACTTCGATAGAAAAAATCAGTGATAAAACAAATTTCTTATTTAATGCTATAGATGAAGTTACTTCAAATATTGTTGTTAGAAGTAAATATTTAGATAATATACAAAAAGGAATGTCAGAAAATGAAGCTATAAAAAATGCAGACCAATTCGCTAGAAATGTAATGTCAGACAGAAGTAAAGGAGCTTTGCCAACAAAGTTTGAAGAAAAGAATCCTATAACAAAGGCATTTACACAATTTCAATTAGAAGTAAATAATCAATATAGATATATGTTTAAAGATTTGCCAAGAGATCTAAAGGAAAAAGGATTAGGCTCAATAGCATTAGCCTTCTTTAAAATGTTTGTAGGATCATGGCTATATAATGAAGCAAGCGAAAAGGTAACAGGAAGAAGACCTGCGTTTGATCCGATTGACATAGTTACGTCAGCTTATAAAGATATAACAGATGACAAAAAAGGAACATATGATAAAATTGCTAGTATAGGTAAAAACATTATAGAAGACGCTCCGTTTGTTGGAGGGTTAGTAGGTGGAGGAAGAATACCTATTAATGGAGCAATACCTGATATTGGAAATTTAACAAAAGCAGGAATAGGATTAGCAACAGGAGAAATGGATTCTAATAAAGCAATAAATAATATTGGAAAAGAAGTAGCCAAACCATTATATTATTTAATACCACCATTTGGAGGAGGACAAATAAAGAAAAGTGTAGAAGGAATAAACACAGTTGCTAATGGTGGAAGTTATGGTGTAGATTCAAAAGGGAATAAAACATTGCAATTTCCAGTAGAAAATGCAAATGCAATGGATTATATAAAAGCAGGAATCTTTGGTAAATATGCATTGCCTTTAGCAAAAGAATACACAGATAACAATTTTAAAAGTTTAAATGCTAATCAGACAAAAACGTATAAAGAAAGTAATATTCCATATAAAGAATATCTTGAATACTTAAATCAAGATCTAAAGAAAAATGAAGATAAGATAGCATATATTAATAAACAGAAATGGGGAGAAAATCAAAAATGGGGAATATATACTAACGAAATATTTAGTGATACTGAAAGAAAAGAAGGAGGTTCTCAATTAGAAGATGCAAAATATGCAATTAAAAATGGAACTCCTAAAACAGAATATATGAAATTATATAGTGAAACAAATAAAAGAAGTATGGATTTGCCAACACAAGAAGAACAAAAAGAACTAAAAGAAAATGGAATTTCCCTTAAAAATTATATTAATTATCAAATTAAGATCCATGATGAAACAAAAAAACAAAAAGAAATAGGAACACTAGATGATAATAAACAATTAAAAAATAAAGACAAAATAGAAATTCTAATAAATTCAAATTGTTCAGATAGTGAAAAAGAAGCTATATACAAAAAAAGTATAAATAGTCAAGATAAGAAAATACAAGTAGTTGATGAATTAGGATTGCCTATAACTCAATATTTAAAATATAAACAACAAGATTTTGCAAATGATAAAGATTCAAACGGCGAAACAATATCAGGGACAAAGAAGCAAAAGGTATACAACTATCTAAACAGTATACCAGATTTCACATTATCACAAAATTACAAAAAAATTATATGTAAAATGGAAGGAATAACTGATTATGATAGTGACGTTGCTAGATTAGTAGTGAATAATAATAATTTAACAGCAGATGAACAAAAAGAAATATTAAAAACATTAGGTTTTAAAGTAGATAAGAATGGAAATATAAGTACTATTACAATGATACCTAGAAATAAAGCAGTAAAATAATTCAATTTTTCGACAAATTTCAACAAAATAATATGTTATAATATGATATATTATATATGTTAAAAAGGAGGAATTATTTTGATAGAACCTACAATAACACTAGCACTATGCTTATTATGGTATATAGTAAGTTTAGTAATTATTAACCATATTGAGAGCAGAATATTTTTTATAAGAAGGATGAGAGCTAAATATGATATATTAATTTCAATTAAAGACAACAGAGGTTTAAATGAAAAAATATTTAATATAGGAGGATTTGCAGTATTGTTATTAGTTTTAAGCCCTTCGATATTAATATACCCAATAATATATGCTACTAATAAAATTATATTTATATGTATGATAGTATTTACTATAATTTTTATTATATATAATATTTATAAGTATAATAAGTATGATATTTTAGAATATATAAATTATTATTCTTATGATTTATTTGACTGGGATAAAATATATGAAATGAATATAGATGAAAACACAAAAAGAGAATGTTTTTTAATTCATAATTTAGATTATGATAACTATAAGGGGAGAAATTAAATGAACAAAGAAAAACTAAAAGAAAAAATAAAAGCAGTATGTATTGTTATAGGAATAATAATTGCTATATATTTATTATGGGGCAAAGAAGAAAAAACAGGAACTATTCCTCGTTATGAATTAACAGAAGAAGAACAACTAAAATCAGATATTGAAGAACTGAAAGAAAAGAATAATAGATATCAAGAGGAGATAAGTGAGCTAGAAACGGAGTTAGAAGAAATCAAAATAAATTACAAGTATGATGAAGAACTTATAGAATTATTACAAGATCAACTTGAAAGTTATGGAATAGAACCATATGAATTATAATTAAATAAACAAAGCACTTACATAAAAGTAGGTGCTTTTATAATTAGGAGGAAATATAAGTTGGAAGAAATAATAAAAACAATATTAAATTGGGCAATACCTGTCATATTGGCAGGTATTCTTGCATTCATGAAAAAGATTCTTAAAGATATGAAAGCAATGAAATTAAGCCAATTATCATTAATAAGAAGCCAAATAGTAAGTAAGTGTGAAAGCTACATGAAAAAGGGATTCTTGCCAGAGTATGCGAGGTATTGTTTAGAAGACTTATTTAAGCAATATCAAATATTAGGTGGAAATCACGGAATCGAAAAATTAGTAGATAAAGCATTTGAATTACCTTCAGCAAATGAAAAGGAGGGATAGTATGAAAGATAAAAGATTTATAACAATAATATCGGTAATAATGATGTGTATAGTATTAGGATTAGTATTCTTTGTAAGTGATGACAAGGAATTACAAAAGGAAACAGTAGAAAAAATAACAGAAGCAGTAACTACAACTTATGAAATGTCAGATGCAGAAATAAAAGAACTTCCAACAACAGAGATACAAGCTCAAACAGAAGAACAAGAAAAGGAAGTATCAGAAACACAAGCTACAATAGAAACAGAAGGATTTGAAGAGCAAGGAGAAATTGCATATAATGGAACAAACGAATATCCAAATGTAACACTAGGAGATTATAAAGGGCTTACATATTATTCACAAATAGATAGTAGATGGAGTAATCACCCATATACAAGTATAGGAGATTATAATCAAACAATAGGTACATCAGGTTGCGGTCCTACATGTGCAAGCATGGTAGTAACAGCTATTAAAGGAACAATAATTCCACCAGATATGGGAGATTTATTCGTTAAATATGGATATAGAAGTGCCAATAATGGTACATATTTTTCAGCATTTAGATTTGTAGCAGATACATTTAATATAAGATATGAAGAAGGTTATAGATTAGATGACGCAGTAAATTTAGTACGTAACAACAATTATGTAATAGTTAGTTGTGCAAATGGATTATTCACAACTGGAGGTCATTTCATAACAATAGTTGGAATAGAAGGCGACACATTAAAGATATATGACCCTTACTTATATGCAGGAAAATTCGAAACATCAACAAGAAGAGGAAAAGTAACAGTAGAAGGTAACACAGTATATGTAAGCATAGACAACTTTAGAAATTATGCTAACTATCAAAAATTCTTTGCTTTCAAGCAAGATGGACAAGTTCCAACAAATGATACTAAACCTGTAACTACAAATACATATGAAAGATATGTTAAAGCCAATGGTGGTTTAAGAATAAGAAGTATACCAAATGGAACAATAGTAGGATTATTGCAGACAGGAAGTAAAGTAACAGTATATGAAACAAGTTCTAACTGGAGCAGAATTGGAATAAATCAATGGGTATGTTCAGATTATTTATATTCAACTAGTCAAAGCTCATCAACAACTAGTCAAGCTGTTCAAAAAGTGAATAGTTATAAAACAGGAAAATACAGAGTAATAGCTAGTGTGTTAAACGTACGAACAGGAGCAGGAACAAATTACAGAATAAAAAAATATAATGAACTTACAGCCAATGCAAGAACTCAAAATAGTAGATTAGGAAATTATTATACTAATGGATTAAGAAGAGGGGTAATAACAACAGTTACTCAAATTAAAAATGGATTTGGTTTAACTCCAAGCGGTTGGATTTCACTTTCATATTGTACAAAATTATAAGAATATATTATTGTCAAACAAGAGATAAAGGTAGATTAGATTAATTTCTGATCTACCTCTTTTTTTATGCTAAAATGCAGTAAAATCAAGGTATACAAGTATATTAATTAAAAATAAAAACGGCTTAAAAACGATTCTCGAAGGTCGATTTTTGGCTATATTTCAGCATTTTCAACATGTCAAAAAAATTGACAAGTTCGACAAATTCCAACACAAATATTTTACATAAAATGCTATAATATATCAAAGGAGATGATGTATTATGAATAAAATGGAAAATTATTTTATAGTATCTCTACAAATGATAAAATATTTATATATTAAAAGCGAAAAAGAATATAATAGTCTGGTAAAAGAACAAGATCTATTAAGTTCAGAAAGTTTAAAATACATAACACAAAAAAGAAACTTCAAAGACATAATAAAATTTGCAAGGAAGGAAGTCTAAAAGGACTTTCTTTTTAAATTGACAAAAGCAATCTAAAATGTTATATTAATTTTGACAACTTTTTGACAACTTTTTGTGTGTAAAAAATAGAAAATATAGACAATATAGACAACTAAAAAATAAGAAAATAAGTTGTCAAACAACGAATATATAAGCTAAAAGTCTATTTATGCCAATATAGCTCAGTTGGTAGAGCAACAGATTCGTAAAGAGTAAATCGTAAACAATAAAACACCTGAAAAATATATAATTTCAAGGTGTTATTTTTTATTTTGACAACCAATCTGACAACTTTTTATATAATTATTTATAGTTTGAGCTGTATTTTCTTTAGTGTTGTCAAGATGAGTATAAATATTATAAACCATGTCAGCAGATGAATGACCGCATTAGATTTTGAGCTTCTTTTATTTTTATTCCAGCATAATATAACATAGTACAATAAGAATGTCTTAGTTGATGACAAGTAAATTTTATGTTTCTTGTATTATCTAAATGATAAAGTAAACTTTCTAGATGTCTTTTTATAGCAGAATCAGTAAGCATTTTTTTATCAGTTTCTTTAACAAAAAGTAATTCTCTTTTTTCTTTAATTGCAGAATTATATAAATTTTCTACTTGATTATATATTATATCTAAAATTGGAACGATTCTTGATTTTTTATTTTTAGTTGTTTTTAATACAGGCTGATTATGTATAAAAGTTACCGCTTTGTTTATAGAAATAGTTTTATTTATCAAATCTACATCATGAATTGTTATAGGTACAATTTCTTCTTTTCTCATACCTGTATAACGCATTAAAATAAAAAATAGAGAATATTTATGTTTAGAAGATAGTAGTTTATTATCAACATCGCTAGAAAGAGGTATTTTTTCTTTTTTAATTAATTTAGGAGGCTTAATATTATTAGCTACATTCTTTATTATTATGTCATTATCAATAGCCTCATTTAATATTCGCTTTACCAATTGTAGTGTTCTTTTTGCAGTAGTTGGAATATTTTCCATCTTTTTCATTAATTCTTTTATGTCATCTTTAGTTAAATTAGATATTTTTTTATAGCCAAGATTTGGAACAATGTGGGAATTTACAAGATATTTATAATCATTTTGAGTTCTAATTTCAACATTTATAGAATTGAGTTCTAGCCAATGTAAACAATAATCTTTCAAGTTTATAGTTTTATCTTCTATTTTACTATTATAAGAATTATATTTAATTTCTATAAATTGTTTTTCTAAGTCTTTAGCGTTATCAGAATATAAATATTTAGGCTTACCATTTATAGTTACTTTTTTCATAAGCCTACCATCTGCTCTAGTTGTATATGTAAAAGCCATAACAAAACCTCCGTTCGCTACATGTATTAAAAATTAAATGCTATATTCAAAGCATTTTTATCTTTAGTATATGTATCCGTATTTACTTTCATAAAATTTTATTACATTTGTCATATATTCAACTGTAACCTCAAAATAATCTGCTAGAGCATAAACTGTATTAATTCCGATTTAAAATAGCTCTACGAAGATTATCGAAAGGAACAAGCACATAATAGCTCCATTTCTTGGCACGATATTCAGCTTTATCAATATCAATTTGAGATGAGTTGAAAGTATAATAAGCATCATGATAATAATGACCCAATTCTTCAGCAAGAATACATTTTTCTTCTATTAAATTATCTATTTGAGAATAATCAACAAATATATGCTTATCTAATATTCTTGCTTTAGGTTTCATTTTGTAATTTATAATATTAATTTTTTCTCTATCAATTATATTCTCTAAATCTCTTGTTTCCATTTTTTAAACCTCTATATTAAAAAATAATAAAATTAAAAAAATTATAATAAAATTTGTTATTAAAGAATAGGTTAGGGATTCTTCATAATTAGAAGGAAATTCTTTGCTTTTTATTTTATATAACCCATAAGTTATAAAAAAAGAAAACAAAGAGTAAATAATACTTCCAACAAAAGCAACTAATAATTTGTTTAGAATTATCATTATCATTACTTTTTCTCCTTTAACTTCTTTATATAATCTATTTGTTTTTGTAATTCTAATAGATCTTCATTATCTAATCCATCAGTATTAAGCCCTCCAGCATTAGCGAAAGGAACTTTCTTTAATTTTTCTGGATTTCTAATGTCTGATTTTCCTAATAAATAATCTATAGTACATTCAAAAAAGTCTGAAAGTATAGCAAGAGTTTCTGTATTCATATCTCTTTCTCCTCTTTCATATAAACCAACAGCTCTATCTGACTTATTTATTATTCTAGCTATATCTGATTGTAATAAATCTTTTTCTAATCTTAAATCTCTTAATCTATTCAAAATAATCATCCTTTCAAATTGACTACTCACATTATATAACAAATTGTACGATATGTAAAGAAAAAAAGAACATTTTGTAGAATTTTTTTCTTTACAGCCTGAATAGATTGGTAGAATTTGAAAAATTTTTTTAAAAAAAGTATTGACAAAGAACAAAATGTTGTATATACTACAAATATCAAAAGAACAAAATGTTGTATGAAGGAGGTGCAATATGAAAGAATATGATATAAAACAATTAAGAATAAAAAGCAATTATACTCAAGAAGAAGTAGCTCAAGAAACTGGAGTTACAAAAGACTACATCTCAATGATTGAAAGAGGAATTAGAAACCCAAGTGATAAGATGAAAGAAAGACTAGCAATATTATATAAAACTACAGTAGTAGAAATTTTTTTAGCTTGTCAAAGAACAAAATGTTGTACGGAAGATAAGAGAAACTAAATAGTTATTTTTTTACAAATAGTTATTCGACAAAATTCGACAAAAGAAATTCAATAAAGGAGATGTAATGAACAGAATAAAAGAATTTAGAGAAAAGAAAAATTTATCTCAAAATGATATAGCAAAAATGATGGAAATAAAACAAAATACCTTTTCACAATGGGAAAACGACAAAAGAATACCAAATGTAAAGCAAGGGATAAAGTTAGCAGAAATATTAGAAACAATAGTTGAAAATTTATATAAATGAAAATACTAACCATAGCATCAATATGATTAGTATGATCCCACATTTTCTCTATCTTAAACTCTTGCAAATAAATTCCACTACACTTTAAGAGTAGTTTTACGACCTACGTGTCGCCCATTTAAAGTCTGTCGACCGCCTTCCAGTATAAAGTTACTGGTAACTGCTAATTTATACACTCAGCTAGTGTCGGCAAATCTTAACAATGTAGTTTCTTTTATTATTACGATTGATGCTCGTAATTTCTATGAAAGTTTCTAGTACTTAATCAGTTGTGATTCTGATATATGTAATATTAATTTACCCCATAGCAACTAGAATTTTTCTCTTAGTCTGTTCTACCACTTTCTAAAGAAATCCATAAGAAACAGGGTAAACTCAATATTTTTGTCATTAAACATCAGTCCTTTCATAATTAAATTTACCTTTTCAGGGTCTTAGATAATATATCACAAAAAGAGATAAAAATCAAATAAAAGGAGGCGATATAAATGCCAATAACTAAATTACAAGAAAGAGCAAGAAAAAAGTATGTATCTCCAAAAGAATTTGCAGAACAATACAGCATAAGCAAAGCACAAGCATATAAGATTTTATCAATGCCAGAATTTGAAGAAGCTAAGATAAAAATAGGAACAGCAGGAACAAGAATTGATTTAGATAGAGCATTTGAAATTATGCAACAGATATTTAGATGAAAGGAAGTGATACAAATGAAAAGAAAAACAAAACAAAAAATAGGACAAGCAATACTAATAATTTTAGCACATATAACAATGTCAGGAATGTTAGTATTTGGATTTATGCAAAATACTATTTATTAGGAGGAAGTTATGATTGAAGTTACAATTATAGACAGCAAAACAAAAATAAAAACAGATGATATAAATATTTTTATTGATGGTGGGTTTGAATTAAAAAAAGAAGGTGCAAAAGCACCAACTCTTAATGTGATTGGATATACGCAGAAATTATCTGAGCTATGCCAAGAGGCACCCAAGAATGCTTAGCTATCAAATCACTAAATTTAGATAATTTACTTTTATGAAAATCATCATTATCTAGGCAATTTTTTAATAAAGATGTCAATTCATAAAGTTTTTGCTTATCTTGTTCGCCATATAGTTCAATTAGGCTCTTAAAGTCATCTATATTAAAAGATGAGTTATTTATAATAGCTGATTGCTGATTTCCAATGATGGAATTAGAGGCATTGCTAATATTAAATATTGTAGAATTTGATGATGTGTTTTGTGGAGGAGTGGTTTGATAATACGCTTTTAAAGAAGCAATTTGACCCTTCCAACTTTGAGTATCTATGTCAATTATATAATATTTAATACCTGAATTTATTAAAATATCTCCAATTTGAATATCAACGCCAGGAAAGAAACCAATATACTTTTTATTAGTATTTTTTTCTGTATTTTTCAAACCTTTTAATGTTGATATATATTGAGAGTTTCTATAATTTTGAAAATCAATCATACAATCGGCAAAAGCATGTAATGGACTTAACATTATAATAACACCCCACTTTCTATAGTGGAAGTTTAACATAAATTACAATATTTTACAAGAAAGGAGGAAATAGAGATGTTTAATAAAAAACTAATAGAAACACTAAAGAGCGTAATTAATGACTTAGAAAAAGAACTTGATGAAAAGAAAGCAGTACTTAAAGATTACCAAGAAGAACACGTAATATTATTAAATAATGCATCAGAATATAGAGCAAAAATAGTAGATTTAGAAAATAATATAGAGTTTTTATACAATAATTTAACACCAAAAAAGAAAGAACTAGTTAGACCGTCAAATCAAAACTAGTTCAAACAAAAAATATATTTTTATAAATACATGATTTCTCTTATAGTATACCAAATATTTTAGGAGAAATCAAGATAGGAGTAAAAAATGAATAATCAAGACAGATATGATGAATTAGATAATATAGTTAGCTCATTAAATATATTAATAGATGAAATAACAGACAAAGACTATATAGATATGTTAAATGAAATAAAATATCAAGCTCAAGATGAATTAGAAGAATTAGAAGAAATACTACAAGAAGAACAATGGCAAGAAGAAAGACAAATGAATTATGATTTTGAAAGGAGTAGATTATGATTAAGTTTGAAGATATACAAAAAGCAAATGAAACAATAAATACAACAAATATAAAAGGTAAAGAATATGCAGAAGTAAATCAAAGAATAAAAGCTTTTAGAATGGTTTATCCAGAAGGAAGTATAGAAACAGAATTACTAAGTAATGAAAATGGAGTATGTATATTTAAAGCTACAGTATGGAATGGAGATATAATCCTAGGTGAAGGTACAGCATATGAAAAAGAAGGAAGTTCTTTTATAAATAAAACAAGTTATATCGAGAATTGCGAAACATCAGCAGTAGGTAGAGCATTAGGAATGGCAGGCTTTGGAATAGATACATCAATTGCGAGTTTTGAAGAAGTAGCAAACGCAATACAACAGCAAGATTCTGACAAAGTAATAGATAAAATAAAAATAGAAGCGTTAAATACTTCAATAGAAAAAAACAACATATCAGATAACGTTGTAGAGATCATATTAAGTCAATATGGATATGCAAGTACAAATGAAATTAAAGTTAAAGATTATATGAATATAATAAATGATTTTAAAACAAAGGTGAATTAAATGATAGGAACACAAAAAGAAGTTATTAATTGGGCATTAGAACAAGATAAAGATAAAAAACTAGAGATAAAAATATACAGACCTAAAAGAGGATTAAAAGCAAATTCATATTATTGGGAATTAGAAAATGAACTAGCTAATGTATTAAGAATAGACAATGAAACATTACATTTTTTACTATTACAAAAATATGGACAAGTTGAAATGGTAAGTGTATTAGCAGACATAGATGTAAGTGGATATTTTAAATACTACATAGAAGCTGGAGAATCAATTTTAAACGGAAAGATTTTTAAACATTACAAAGTATATAAAGGAAGTTCAGAAATGGATTCTAGAGAAATGTCAATCTTAATAAATGGATTAGTAGAAGAATGTAAAGAACAACGGAATAGAAACAAGACCAGAAGCAGAAGTAAAAGCTATGTTGGAGGAGTGGAAATGAGTAAAAGAAGTAATGCTTGTGAAATATCACCAAAGACTAAAGAAATAGTATGGAATAGAGATTCACAAAGGTGTATCTATTGCGGAAAATGGGTAACAAAAACTTTTGCAAATGCGCATTATATAAAACGTAGTCAAGGTGGATTAGGTATACCTGAAAATGTAGTTACATTATGTTCAGAATGTCATTATCAAGAAGACCACGGATTAAATACTCAGATATACGAAGATTACATAGAAAATTATTTAAAAAATTATTATGGCGAAAGCTGGAACAAAGAAAAATTAATTTATAAGAAATACAACTAGGGTAATGACATAACAAATCATTACCCTTTATTTTACGAAAGGAGACCATAAATGGAAGGTTGGATAAAGATACATAGAAAAATATTGGAAAATCCAATTGTCAGTAAAGATAGTGAAACTTTTTCAATATGGTTATACTTACTACTTAGTGCAACACATCAAGAAATTCCTGCAGTATTCAAAGGACAAAAAATAATGTTACAAAAGGGGCAACTAATAACAGGAATAATATCAATATCTAAAAAATTAAAAATCAACAAAGATAAAGTGCAACGTACATTAAAGTGCTTTGAAATTGATAAACAAATTAAGCAACAAACAAGCAATAAAAATCGCTTGATTACAATACTTAATTGGGGACAATACCAAAGCATTAATAATCAAAATGATAAACAAATAATAAACAACTGCGAAACAACTGATAAACAACTGATAACAAACAAGAATGTAAAAAATATATATTATATTTTATTTAATAAATATAAAAAGAAAATCGAAGAGCAACCAAATAGAATTGTGCAGATAATATCAGAAATGAAAAAAACATCAGATTATGAATTATTAACTTTAGAAGAACAAGATAAGATATTTTATGATTTGATGAATCCAGAAAAAAGGAGTGAATAACAAATGAAACGACCAATAAAGAAAACAGTATATAAAATATTAAATAAAGAAGAATATGCAAGAAAAAATGATTGTTACTTAATAATGCGAGTGGTACAAGAACTAGAACCTGAATTAGCAGGAAGAACTTTTACAAATGTAATGCAAAATATAAATTTTATGGGAATTAGCTTTGAAGGAATAACAAGAGCAAGGAGAAAATTCTTTGAAGATTATCCTGAATTAAAAGTAGAGAAAGTAGAAAAAGCAAGGCGAGAGAAAGAACAAGAGTATTATTTAGAATATATGAGGAGGTAATATTATGAAAGAAATGAAATATCAAAGCGATAGAAAGATAGAATTGTTAGATACAGGAAAATGTTGTGGATACACATATTATATTTTAAATTTAGGAACACACCCAACAGCTTATATAGATATTCCAAAAAGTCATAAATATTATGAAAAAGATTATAACGATATAGATTTGCCAGTGCATTATGGATTAACATATGCAAGAAGTCATTTATATATAGCTAAAGATAAAAAAATAAATGGTTGGTTTTTAGGTTGGGACTATGCACACGCTGGAGATTATGCAGGCTATTATAAACCATATGAATTTTTAGGATTAGAGAGCAAAAAGTGGACAACAGCAGAAATACAACAAGAAGTATTTGAAGCTTGCAAAGAATTAGAAAGGATAAATCATGAAAAGTAATTATCCACAATTGCGGTGGAAAATGTGTAAACTGTCGGTGGTTGCATGAGATTAGAATATATTACTTTTAAAGGAACAAATGACTGTGAATATGCAGATAAACCGATAGAACAAATAAAACAAATTTTAGGGATACAGGAGAAAATAATATGACAGAAGAAGAATTTTTAATTCAGATGAAAAACTTTTTTGAAAATATAGATAAGTTAAAAACAGACCTAGAAAAACAAATAAGTGAAACAGAATATGCTAGAAATGATTTATTACATGAATTAGAACTAGGAAATTTAAATGCTATAGAGATGACAAAAGTAGCAAAAACGTTAAAAGAAGTTCTTCAAGAAAGACGAAAATTTAAAGATGAGTTAGCAAAAGTAATGACATTAAAAGGATTTGCAGATAAGTATAATAACAAATTAATTGTAGGGGATATAATAAATGTTTTGAAGAATTTGAAGACATTAAAAAAGAATAATGAAAATAGAGCATATACTCCTAGAAGGATAACAAATCTAAAATGTGCAGAGGAGGCTAAAGATGAACAAGATAGAAAAACAAATACTTAAAAATCAATTAAGTATTATAGGAGCTTTGGAAACATTGCTAATAAACACAGGTTTAGATGTTTCAAGTCAATATGATAATTTAAGTAAAAATTTTATTGATACTATATTTTTAATTGACGAGGAGGCTAAAGATGAACAAATACAGAAATAAAAAAACAATAGTAGATGATTACATATTTGACAGTATTCAAGAAAGCAAGAGATATAAAGAATTAAAGTTGTTATTAAGAGCAGGAAAAATAAGCAACTTACAATTACAACCTAGATTCTTATTACAGGAAGGATTTAAAAAAAATGGTAAAACATATAGAAAAATTGAATATATAGCAGATTTTATGTATTTGCAAGATGGGAAAAACATTGTAGAAGATGTAAAAGGAATACAGACAGATGTATTCAAATTAAAACATAAAATTTTTGAAAAATTATATCCAGATTTAGAGTTAAAAATAATTAATTAGTAGGAGTTGATCAAATGAAGAATATAATTATATATATAATATTTATTTTAATAATAATTTTCTTATTAATGAACATAAAAATAAGAAATGATGAAATATGGAAATTAAGAGTAATAAATGAAGATTTAAAAGAACAAATACATATTTTAAGTATTTCAAAAGAAAGTGAGGACTAAATGGAAGATTTAACAGATTGGTTAATAGAAAGAGAAGAAAGCATAGGATATACAGAATGTAAGAAATGTGCTAAAGAAATGACCTGTAAAAAATGTACAGAGCAAGTAAAGTGGAGCAAAACAAAAGGTTATGGAATACCAGAAAGGAAAGAATGATTTGGCAAAAGAATATGCGTTATATGATACTGCGGAATTTGAACAATTAGTATTTATGGGAACATTAAAAGATATAGCTAATTATTTAAATTGTGAAGTAGGAAGCCTTAGGAGTTTTTTAACAAGAAAGAAAAATAAACAACAAGAATTACTACAACGTAGATATGACATGGTAGAGGTAATGGATACAGAAATAGAAGAACCATTGAACATAATAATAAAAGACAACAAGGATTTTTGGAAAACTATATTAAATGAGTTCACACCTATTAAAGTAAAATTTGAAATATTCGATGAGTTTAATTGGCTTATAAAAGGATTAAAAGATCAAGTAATAGGAGAAGAAGAAATCTGGAAAAAGATACCTGAATTTGAGTATTCAATAAGTAATTATGGCCATATCAGAAATGATAAAAACAATAAACTAAAGGCTACTAGAATTAAAAATTATATGAGGGTAGTAGATTTATATAAAGATGGAAAAAGATATATGCTAAATGTAGTAAGAATGGAAGCAAATTTATTTATTAGACCTGTATTAAAAAGCGAAAGAATAAGACATATAGATGGAGATTCAAGAAATAATTTTGTAAATAATCTTGAAATAGTATGTAAGTAAACATACAAACTATAAGTTTATAGTTTATAGTGTAAAAATACATTATATAGTGTAATATACGATATTACAGAAAGGAAAGAAAAATGATAGAAGTTGGAGAATATGTAAGGACTAAATATGGAATTGCAAAAATAATTAATGTTGAAGAGAATCCACATAAAGAAAAAACAATATATGTGTTAGATGAAAATATAATTAGCATAAAAGACGCAGAATATGGTATTTTTCATCTTACAGTAAATCCATTAGCAGAAGAAATGACAAATAAATTTGATACACATTTTGGTGACGAAAAACAAATATTAAAACATAGTAAAAACATAATAGATTTAATAGAAGTACGGCGACTATGTAAATGGACAATTAATTGAAAAAATATATAAAAAAGAAAAAGATAAATTATTTTTTGAATTTTTAGAAAATAAAGATGGAAGTTATGAAGTAATGCAAATGTGTGAACTTGAAAATATTAAATCAATAGTAACAAAAGAACAATTTGAGGCGGTGAAATATGAAATTTAAAATAAATAATGCCTTGTGGAATATAAAAGAAATATCAGATGAAGAAATGCAGTATGACAAAGGTAAAAATGGTTATTATACACATGGAATTACTTGTTATAGTGAAAATATAATTTATATAAATACTTCAAGCCCAGAAAAAGAAAGAACTTTAAAGCATGAATTAACGCATTGCTGGTTATATATGTATGGTCATAATCAAGATGATAAACAATTTACAAATGAAGATGTATGTGAAATAGTAGCTAGCATTAACGATTTTATAAATGAAATTGTAAAAAAATATAAAAATAAGGAGTAAAGTATATGAATGATATAGAAATATTAGAAGAATTTATAAAATATTTTGAAACAGAAGCAATATCAAGAAAATATAGAAGAAATATAAGTATAACAGTTGGAGAAGATGATATAGAAGCCATAGAAAATCTAATAAAAGAAAATAAAGAATTAGAAAAGTATAAAAAATATTATAAAACAGAAAAAGTTGTATGGAGCAGAAAAGATTATATTAGTAAAGATAAAATAAAAGAATTAAAAGAAAAAATACATAAAGTATTAGATGAAAATGGAATAACACGAGCATATCAAATATTAATAGATGAAGAATTTGAAGAATTATTATAAGGAGTAAAGTATATGAATGATATAGAAATATTAGAAAAATTGCAAAATATATTTAAAGAATTAAGAAAAGATGATGAAGAAGGGCATAGTTCTGCTTATGAATTACAATGGGAAGATATCGAAGCCATAGAAAATCTAATACAAAGAAATAAAGAACTAGAACAAATAGAAAAAGAGCATAAAGAAGAAAATGGAAGGTTGAGGGAAGAAGTAGAAAAGTATAAATCACTATTAGCAAAAAGTACAGCTGATAGAGTAGTTACAAGCATAAAAGACAACAAAAAATCAAAGGAAGATTTAGAAATGCTTAATGAAGGTTGGAAAATAGAATGCGAAAAGAAAGATAAAATAATAAATTTAATGGGAGAAATGTTAGTAAAAGACCATGAATGGTTTTACAGTGAATTTGATAATTGGACAAAACAAGATTTTATAGAATATTTTACAAATAAAGTAGAGGAGGATGAAAAATAATATGCAATATGAAATAGAAAATAAAGCGGATTTATGTCCCGTATGTCAAGGTAGAGGAAAATATAACGAATATTTAAATTATGGA